TATCATGCAGCCGCTCATCGGCGGACTTGACATCTCCCGAAGCATAGCTTACGGAATACTCACCCACTTTTTCCGATGTCTTTGAATATGCCGCTCCCGTTTCGGTGCGGTAATATTCGTCCGCAATCGCACAGGAGCAGGTCATGAGCCGCCGTGCAAGAGAGCTTCCCTCAGCAGGCAGACCGTTTTTCTCAAACAGGAAATCCGTCCGGTTATCAATATACGCCCCCGCCTTTTCGGCGTAGGGCGTATATTCATTTTCGTTGAGCTTGCCGTGATATACCTTGCTGTAATAGCTGTAATCAGCGTACATCTTACTCATCCTTTCTGCCGGGCGGCTTCTTGGGCTTACGTACCTTTTCGGCAGGTGTCCTCACAGGCTTTGTTCTTCCGACAGTTTTCATGTTTCCACCTCCGTCATCCGGCATAATGCAGATAAATTCCGCTGCGCTTGTTTTCAAACACATCGGCAAGACCATAGGCACGGAAGAAGAACAGCCAGCTGTCGCTTGACTGGTTTTCCTCGGGTGTGATGACCTTGTTCACGGTGTGCTTGGGGTACTGGATCACGGCAGACTTTTCGATCACCATGAAATTGATAGGCTTGCCCTCTTCGGATACCTTTCTGTAATACTTGCCTGCTTCCCACGATGCAGTAGATGCAACAGGGGTATATACACCATCGGAGACGGTGTAATAGTTTGAGTAATTTGATGTCCAGTCATCAGGCTGTGAGGCAGTGACCTCATACTTTGCCGCAGCTTTCTTGTAGCCGCCTGCCTTTTCGCC